GATAATATCGAAAAGTCCAACTTCTTCGGCTAAATCTGCGATGAATTGTTTCTCATCATCGTCCTTTTTTATATCACCAAATTTCCACGGACTCTTTTTATCTTTACTATCATATTTCATTACAAGAGAACCAGCAGATGCGGCTGTGATTTTTAATTCGCAACCAGCTTTCTTCTTTTTATATTCAAGCATCAAGTCTGGTTGGTCATGTCCTGCACCGGCTGGAACAAAAGATTTCGGTACAAACCCCAAAGGTTTTAATATATTTGCGGCATTCACTTCGTATTGAAAACCTTGTTGTGCGGCCATTTCTAAACACTCCAAATGGAAGTATTTATACTTTGAACCCACCGAAATCTTTTTTCTTGAAGTTACCATTACCATTCTGCTGTTGTGGTGATCTTTGTGTTGGATTGTGTCCCGCATCAGCTAACCCTGATTGTGCGTCCTGTTCCACATCATACAGTTTCATCTTCGACCTGTCAACACCAAGAACGAATCTTTTATATGCTGAAGGATCAGAATACCGATTCTTCAATTGTTTCACCATAATCTGGCCAAGTGCTTCAAGTTCTTCGGAAGAAATGAGAGCAAACATCAAGTCAGCGGTTGCTGGCAAACCAAAACTTTCACTTGTGTCTTCGAGTCCGGGGTCGGATGAAGTAAAGCCAGACCGTGTTGTTTGTGTAGCAGAAACAATTGGGACTCCGAATTCAACGGCAAGTCCTCGCAATTCTTCTGCAATGGACTTAACATATGTGTAGGAGTTGATGTTTGCACCTGCTTTAATCCTTGATGAACAACAAATATTAAGATAATCAATAAAGATAATATCAGGTACAAAATTCTTCTTAAGGTTAAGTTCATTTAATAGTGTTCTAAAATGTACAGCAGATGCGGATGCTGTTGGATATTCTTTAATAATTAATTTACCGGTGGTCATGTCCTTGACACGTTTAACCTTTCGGTCATACATGTCTTTAGGAAGTTGCATCAAATCATCGATGGACACATTAAGTAAATTTGCATCTATACGTTCTGCAATTTTCTCCTCAGCCATTTCCATAGTGATGTACAGTACATTTTTACCTTGTGACATAGCACCAGCGGCGACATGACACATAAAAAGAGACTTACCAACACCAGTACCAGCCAAGGCGATATTAAGGGTTTTTGTAGGAAGACCACCCTTAGTGATTTTGTTGAAGTAATCGAGGTCGAACGGGATTCGTTCTTCTTTTCTGTGGTAGAATTCATATCGTCCATCGGAGTCCTCCAAATAATCGTGACCAACTGAATTGTCAAAACTTACTGCAAGAGCATCGGACAAAATTTTAGGGATTGCGCCCTTGTCATTCGTCTTATCTTTACCATCAAGAATCGAGATAGAATTTAAGACTGCATTATAAATGGCTTTTTCCTGGCAAAACTTTTCAGTTTTGTCGATGAGCCAATTGTTATCAGTTTTTTGTTCCGTCTTTGTAGATTGTTCAATCTCTTGAAGATAAGTTTCGCATTTCTCGACTTCATCATTTGTGAAATTACGTTTTTCTTTGATGGCCAATGTAATTGCTTCAACAGATGGCGTGCTGTTATAAGCATTTGTAAACGATATGATTTCATTAAAAATTGCCTTTTCGGACCTGTCTGTGAAATATTCATCTTTGAGGAAGGGTAAAGACTTCCTCAAATAGTCTTCATTCGTTATCAGGTTCCTCAGAATAGTCTGTTCCAACTTCATCAATAATCCCTTTATCAATATTATTTGACATGATACTAACCAAAACATCACCAATGTGATTCTTGAAATTCATGTCCTTTTCGAGTTCTTCCTTTTGTAAAGGAGTCTCTAACACATTATACACGAATTGGAGATAGATGGCACCATCTTTCTCCTCCTCAAACTTCACTTTACCATATTGATAAACGGTATCGATATATTTTCCAGACAGTAGTTTAACACCAACTGTCGTACCTTCCGTTTCTGGAATCACATAGTTAAAATCAACACCTTCTTTATACTGGTTCATCTTCTACCTCAATTTCATTTTGAATAATTTCTCCGGATGCAACACGATACTTGTCCTCAATAAATTGGCGGAAGGATTGTGTCTTCAGAATTGGCAACCAAAAATCTTTAGTGTCAGTATCTTTAATACGATATTTCTTTTCTTCCACTTCACCGGTATCTTTATCTACTTTCGAATACCAACCATTGCTAGGTTTGATAACATGTCCGGATTCAAGAGCAATATCCAATAAGCCAGACCATTTGCTAATACCGCCATCGAAAGATACAGACACAGGAATTTTAGACTTTTCTTTAACATAACGGGACTTTTCTACGTTGATAATAAAATTGTAACCAACAACTTCAGTACCTTCTTTTTCTTGTTGGCGACCAATAATAAAGATGTTGTCGGCAGAGTAATAAGAACCTGTACCACCACCAACAATGTCTTTTGGATACAAACCAATTTCTTTGTATGTGTGATTCACAACAACCATTGGAATATCTTTGAGTGATAGATGTGGTGTTACCATACGGAACAAAGACTTAACTTGTTTTGCACGTGACATATCTGCAACAGATTTACCTTCGAGTGCATCATCAACTTCTTTCTTTGATGCGAGGTTACCGATAGAATCGATAATGATGATTAGTCTTTCACCACGTTCAAGGTTGGTGAGTTGTTGCATGATATCAAACTTTAACTGTTCAATGTCAGTAAGCGGTGTATGCAAAACCCGATTAGTGTCGATACCGAAACTATCAAAATAACTCTGCGGAGTACCAAATTCAGAATCGTAAAAAAGGAGTGCGGCATCAGGATATTTGTCCAAGTAAGATTTAGCCATCAAAAGTGAGAATGCAGTCTTAAAGTGTTTTGATGGTCCAGCCCACATTGTAAGGCCTGGTGTTAAACCACCATCCAGTTTACCAGACAACGCAACGTTGACAATGGGAACGGAGGTAGGAATCATATCTTTATCTAGAAAGAATTTTGATTTTGCTAAAATAGCGGAGTCCTTAATAGAACTGTTCTTTTTAATTTTGTCCAAAATGCTCATAATTTTTCCTTTAATCGAATAGCGAGTTTGTTCGTTCCGTTGTCCAATCCATACAGTCAAGAATGACTTTAATTGGCTCCAAAAACGTTTTGTCGAATTGTAGATTGTAGTCGATACAATCTTGGAGACCAAACTCAGGAGGTAATCTTCCTGGGAAGGACACTACGTTTTCTTTGAATATGTTTGGTGTTTTGAGATAGGTGAATTTAATCTTTTCACCTTCTTGAATCAACGGATACTTCTTAGATAGACCTTTTTCTTCAAGGTACTTATTATATAGCAATGCACCTCTCACGTGGATTGGTGTACCTTTCGAATATATGGTAGTCTTGTTGCCGTACTCTTTCAGTCCATTGATGCCACGTGGAAACGAAATATCTTCCACGTTTAACTTTTTGAACTCAGTTCGGAAAGTATCAATGAATTTGTGCATGTCAGCTTCGGTACCCTTCATAATAATCTGAAGTGCTTGTTTCATCTTTTCACGTACAGGCGCAGGTGTGGAAGATTTAATCATTTCAAGACCCATGACCTTCATGTCAGGTTCAGTATACTGAACACCTTCATTGTTATACACGTGCATGATATAACGTTTCTTGGCAGTCCAAATACCTTTGTCAGCCAATGCTTCACGTTTCATTTGCATCTTCTGTGCATATGCATGAACATAGTTTGCCAATTCTTCGTAAGACTTGTCAATGAAAGGCTGAATCTTTTCCTCACAAACTTTGTCCATAAATTGGATTACTTTGTCTTTAGGTAATTTAACTTCACCTTCGACACCATAAACCTTTTCAACCAATTCACCTAGACGGAGATAAATCGAATCTGTATCAGATGCTATAACATAATCTTTATTGGTCTTCAACAAAGAATTCATGTACTGATTAATCTTGGCTTCAATCCAACGAATGCTGAATTGACCGGCAGTTGTGACACCAAGAGCCATGCGTAAATCATAAAAACGGAAATACTGAGAACCAAGAGCACCGTAAGCAGAGTTGAGAGATACCTTTTTCGCAAGTTGTAGGTTGTTAAACCTAGCAATTCGCTTTTCGATATCATACTTTTTAGAGTCATCTTTTTCAACTTCATACTCTTTCTTCGCCTGAATCATCATCTTCTTGAACTTCTTACGGTCTTCATACATTTCTTCCATCATCTTAGGAAGGAAACCTTGAATGTCTGTGCGGAAGAATTGACCGTTCGGGGTGAGTGTGGCATTTTCCAAACTAGAAAGGTCAACACCTTTTTTCAGGAGTTTATCAACAGAAACACCTTGTGAAAGGATGTCACGCATCTCCTGTGTGTAATTTGCAGGCTCAATGAGAGTTTCAGGTGAGATATTGTACTGCATCATCAAGTGTGGATACAGTGAGTTCAAGTCGAATGAAGCAACCCAATTGTGAAGACCAACTTGTGGTTCTTTCACATATGCACCTTCGAAAGCGGCATCTTTATCTTTGACAACACGTGGAGGAACCACAATGTTCTGGTTCATCAAGTGATTGTATGTCAGAGCATCCCACATGCGTGTCTGTGCAAACACATCATCATAGTTCGTCTTTGTGTCATAAGCAAGAGTAAGTGCAAGTTCAATCAACTTGAGTTTATCTTCAAGTTTCAGAATCAAGTCAACGTCTTTGATGTTGTATTCAATAAAGAGTTGGTAATTCAAACGATAAAGCTGGTGCAGGTTCTCATATTCTTCATATGAGATTTTACCTTCACCAAGTTCAAACTGTGCAATGGCATCAAGTCGATATGATTCTTGTGACTTGCCGTTTGGTGAATACCACTTGTACAGTTCAAGATAGTCGAGGTCACCGACACCAACAAGTTCATACACCGTCATTTTACGGTTCATAACAAATGCTTGGCGTTCGGAGATGATGTTCCACGGAGACAACTTCTTAGCCTCGTCTTCGCCGAGAACCTTACGCATACGATTCACAAGATATGGTACGTCAAAGAACTTGGTGTTCCAGCCAGTGAGTGCGTCAGGACATTTCTCTTGCCAAAGTTTCAAGAAGAACTTGAGCAAATGATATTCATCTTTGCACTTCATGTATCGCTCTTGACCCTTAACCTCATAATCACCGCATCCGAAAACGAACATATGCCCACCGATAAATCGGAGAGCAATAGCAGTAACTGGTTCATTGGCAAGATATGGATCAGGGAAACCGTTCTCTGAACCGACCTCAATATCGACAATCGCAATAGAGACTTTATCAAAGTCCCAATCAATCATTTCTTTGTGTTGTTCACCGATGAAGGCATATTCAAAACGATTTTGACCATAGATGGTTTTACCTGAGACACCTTCGAACTGACGTAGGTAATCACGTGCTTCACGCATCGTGCCAAATTTATGTGGTTGTAGATACACACCGTCCAGTGAGGTGTAGTTTGTAACCCTGCTGGACTTTTCATATAGTGTTGGCTGATATGGAATCTTTAGCTTAGTTCGTTTACCGTCAGTGACGCCACGGTAAAGGATGTTGCTACCAACAGATTGTACGTTTGTGTAAAATAGAGACATTAACCAGTAATTAGTTGATTAGAAGAACCGCCACTCATCATGGCATTATAGTTTTCAATGATGTTTTGGTCGGGAATATAAGTGTATGCAATATGAAGTGGTTCAATTGCGATTACAACTTCATTGGATTGGTCAGCGAAAGCTGGGAAAGGAACGAACCCCATAGATGGAGGTGCACCATTAATCTTTGGTGGAACAACCCGTAGTTGCATCGGATTCTTCAAGATTGCACGACCATCGCTCAAAACACTGGCATCAGAAATAACTTCTTCGCCTGTGACAAGTTTAAAACCTTTAATATTCATAATTATACCTCTGTGTTGAAAAAGAATGTTTGGAACAATCGTCCATTATACAACGAATCACCAAAGCCTGGCAACATACTTCTGTGGTAATATTCACCACGGTACATTACCAATCTATTAAAGATGTTAGATACCTGAACGATTGGTTCCCACTTATCCAAGTCAGTTATTTCTTCGGTATTGTTATTGTAATCTGTTGACGGGTTTTTTGGATCATACATCGAAATCTTCGTTTCTTTGTTCCGGTAAATTGCCGTTCCAGATTCTAGTGGTGCATCTGGTGTCAGATAAAGAACTGCGGCCCAATTAGTAGGATCGTGGTGAATCCATGTTGTATCGTTGGCTGTCGTGTATTGAAAAGCTGTATTGTATTCTTCTGGCCACCAAGTGATTTTCTTTCTCAATATGTCTTCAAACATCATCTTGGCGTTGGTGTTATGCTCTCCACGCATTATATCCGTTCTGGTACCTGGGTAGTTACCAGTAACAGAAAAGGGTAAAGACAGTGCATAGTCTCTCACTCCTTCAGCATTCGAATAGAAGTCATCAAAAACCATAACGGAAGGTATCATAAAAAAGCCTTTATTCATAAATACAGGAAGTTATTAATATTTTATCATATTTCGTACAAGAAAACAACAGAATTGAGGTACAAATGAAGAAATTTGTGTTGATTGTTTTATCATTTATATATCTTGGTATCGTAAATGCACAACCAATTGTAACCGAATCTACAACAAAAAGTACAGTGAATTCCTATTCGGATTCAACTACTACTGTAAAGTCGCCACCACCATCGGCTATCACACCGACAATGAACATTTCCAATTCCGATTTATGTACTGTGGGTGTTGCTGGAGCCGTACAGACACAGATTTTAGGTATTTCAGCGGGAACAACAGTCAAAGATATGAACTGTGAACGCTTGAAACTTTCCAAAACTCTTTACGACATGGGTATGAAGGTAGCCGCCGTATCAACACTCTGTCAAGATAAAAGAGTATTCGATGCAATGATGATGGCTGGAACTCCATGTCCATTTGATGGAACTATTGGTAACGAAGCAAAAGAGGCTTGGAAAGCAAATAAAAAGTTACAACCTGGAAACAGCCAAGAAACTTCGGAGGGAATGAGTAATGAAAGCAAAACAATGTATGGCATTGGTGGCGTACTTACTTTATTGCTCCTGCTCCTACTCTGAGATAATTAATGGTACAACAACCAATGCCGCAGGCAATGGTTTGACATGGCGTATGCCAAGTGTTTTACCAGCATCTACCGGATTAACAGTTGATGGTGTCATTTATCAGTATACGGCTGTAAAAAACGCCAAAGATCCGATGGTTGTAAATGTACAAAACTTGAATGCGATAAACACAGGTTACATCTTTAGAAGTCAGGATGATTGGACAGGTAGACCAGGTAATTCTATAACAAAAGTGGTTCCAGTTGATAACATTCCTGCCAAGTATTGGGGAGATGGTTCTATTACGGTTGACGGACAAGGACAGGTCACAAACCCTAATGTAGTTTACAAGTACAGGTATGACACTTGCTACAACCCACTGAGTGATCCTAGTTGTCCAGGTTATGCCCAAGCGATGCTAGAATCATTAGCATTAAAGGAAGCACAACCTGTTGATCCTTTGTCGAATGAATATGTTAGAAATTCATTGCAAAGTAAGCCGTTGCCAGAAGAAGAAAAAAAAGCCGAATTGAATGCTAAAAAAGATTCAAAGGTCGAAAAAGATTCGAAAGATAAAAAGATAATTCCGAACACAATGTTGAGTGCTGAAGACACTGCAAGAGTGTCTAAATTAGAATTGATGAACAATATTCCCGGTTTTGATGCTTATAGCATAAATATTGTTGGAGGAGTATATAATGATGTTATTCGTTATCCTGAAAAGAGACTACCCGATAGCCGGAGAGGAAGAAGTATTGGGCAGGCACAAGAAAAGTTGCATGGTGCCATGGTAGACTCGCAATATGAGAAGCGATAATCATTTAAAAAACTAAGAAAGAAGGTAAGAAATGTTTAAAAAGGTTTTACTAGCAAGTTTACTTGCTATGCCGTTGGTAGTAACGGCGGAAGATGTACCAATTACAGGTACAGTAACTTCTAAATGTGTTATTTACACAGAAACTCCTGGTGTGTATGGTAACCCAACACCTGGTTTGTTGAGTACGGATGTAGCTGACGGTGGTGTTCAACCAATCGTGAGATATGATGTTGTACAATCTGGTTTTTACAAAGCTGTTATAACTGTACCAAGTTCATTCACATCATCACCAGTATTATCCGATGTTGTTAGATGGACTGGAAGTGTTGATGTTAGCAGAGTAACTGATGCGGCAATGTCTGCTTATAGCACGAACAAAAGAACATACAACGAAACAACTGAAATTAATTTGACAGTTGCAGGATCAGTTTGGTTCAAAGCGGAATCAAAAGCAGAATATGGTTACAACAAAGCGTTTCCAGCAGGAACATATAGGTCGATTGTAACGGCAACTTGCTTAGCCGTATAAGGTGATATATGTTTCGATATGTGATTACTTTGATGTTGTTTTTAAGTAGTTCTGTAAATGCTCACCAGTTTTTACCGACATATCCGAAATTTGAGAATTCTTTTGTTGAAGGTGTTGTTTATACGAAAATGGAACTTTTCAATAAAAGAAAAGAAATTGGTTTTTATGAGTTAGGTGTTTTTGATGCAGATTGGAATTCAATAGCATTTGCAACCGAAAGTAAAATTATTCGTGTAAATTACCTTGAAACAAAACATATCAATGTGTATATTAAAAAAGAAGATTTGAAGCGAGCCGTTTATATCTGTACTGAATCAAAGATAAAAAGGGAAGATATACAAGCTACTTCAATTGCTTCAAAAATTTGTT